GACGACGAAGGTAAGACTATTACGTGGCCTAAGGGTCATTCCCGTGAGGGACAACCGTTATTTAAGCGTAGGTTTATCCCTGCTACTCTCTTCGATAACCCCTACCTAGCAGGGGACGGGATGTACGAAGCTAACCTGCTTTCTCTTCCTGAACATCAAAGAAGACAGTTACTGGAGGGTGACTGGAGTATTGCAGAGGGTGCAGCCTTTACCGAGTTTAACCCGTCTATCCATGTCGTGAAGCCCTACGATATCCCTCATGGGTGGGCAAGGTTCAGAGCATGTGACTACGGGTATGGTTCCTACACTGGTGTTCTTTGGTTTGCTGTTACCCCTTCTGACCAGTTGGTCGTGTACCGGGAAATGTACGTATCTAAGGTAACTGCCACTGACCTCGCTGATATGATACTTCAGGCAGAAGAAGGTGAGAAGATACGGTACGGTGTCCTTGACTCCTCTCTCTGGCATAGACGTGGTGATACAGGCCCTTCCCTTGCAGAACAGATGATTATGAAGGGTTGCCGCTGGAGACCATCTGACAGATCGAAAGGGTCTCGGGTAGCAGGTAAAAACGAGATACACAGAAGACTACAAGTAGATGAGTTCACACAAGAGCCTAACCTAGTGATCTTCGATAACTGCCGTAGTTTAATCGCCCAGCTTCCTTCTCTTCCCTTAGACAAAAGAAACCCTGAGGATGTTGACACTAAAGCAGAAGACCACCTGTACGATGCTTTACGGTACGGTGTTATGACAAGACCTAGAAGCCACCTATTTGATTACAACCCTGACAGCCAACGCACTGGTTTCCAAGCCGCTGATTCTACCTTCGGGTACTAGATACAAGGTTAAGACATGTCTGATACTAGCACAAACTTAGATGATTCGATGTACATGGACCAACTAGAGTCCTCGTACATTAAAGATAGTAAAGACGATGATGTTGACCCTGCCGTTGGTCAGATTGTGTCTCTCGTTGAAGAAAGGTTCAAGAGAGCAGAAGATGGTCGGTACGGAGATGAACAGCGTTGGATTAAAGCCTACCGTAACTTCCGTGGTATCTACGGCTCTGACGTTCAGTTTACTTCCGCTGAGAAGTCTAGAATTTTTGTAAAGATTACCAAGACCAAAGTCCTTGCAGCTTACGGACAGATTGTTGAAGTACTTTTCGGGAATAACAAGTTCCCAATCAGTATTGATCCCACTACATTACCTGAGGGCATCGCTGAGTCAGTATTTTTTGAGTCAGACAATAAGATTAGGGACGCTCAGCAAAATGCTGCTCCTCAGGGTCCTACAGAAGAAGACACCAAGCTTCGGCCCGGTGAGACTATGCAGGACCTCAAGAACCGTCTTGGTGGTCTAAAGAAGAAGCTAGAACCTGTAGCAGACATGTTGCAGGAAGGAGAAGGTAACTCCCCTAGCTCTATCACTTTCCATCCTGCTATGATTGCAGCTAAGAAGATGGAAAAGAAAATCCATGACCAGCTAGAAGAGTCCAACGCTAATAAGCAACTCCGTAATGCAGCCTTTGAGTGCGCTCTTTTTGGTACTGGAGTTATGAAGGGACCCTTTGCAGAAGACAAAGAGTACCCCAACTGGGATGAAACAGGTAACTACGATCCTGTATTCAAGACTATTCCTAAGACTGCCCATGTGTCTATCTGGAACTTCTATCCTGATCCTGATGCAGCTAACATGGACGAAGCAGAGTACGTGGTTGAACGTCACAAGATGTCCCGTACTCAAATCAGAGCCTTGAAGCGTAGACCGTTCTTTAGAGAGAATGCTATCGACAAAGCCATTGAACTTGGTGAGTCCTACACACGTGAGTGGTGGGAACAAGTCATGGAGGATGACAGCCAAGAGTCTAAAGCTGAGCGTTTCGAAGTGTTAGAGTTCTGGGGCTACGTCGATATAGATATCCTTGAAGAGCATGACGTAGACATTCCCAAAGAAATGAAAGACTACGATCAGGTCTCTGTTAACATTTGGATTTGTAACGGACAGGTTCTCCGTCTTGTTATGAATCCTTTCACCCCACAATACTTACCGTACTATGCAGTTCCTTATGAGGTTAATCCCTACAGCTTCTTTGGGGTTGGCATCGCTGAGAATATGGAAGATACTCAGATTCTTATGAATGGCTTCATGAGAATGGCTGTAGATAACGCAGCACTGTCTGGTAATCTTCTTATTGAGGTAGACGAGACGAACCTCGTCCCCGGACAAGACCTCTCCGTGTATCCCGGCAAAGTATTTCGTCGGCAGGGTGGGGCACCGGGTCAAGCTATCTTCGGCACCAGTTTCCCTAACGTGTCGAATGAAAACATGCAGATGTTCGACAAGGCTAGGCAGTTGGCAGATGAATCCACTGGCTTCCCTTCGTTTGCGCATGGTCAGACTGGTGTAAGTGGTGTTGGACGTACAGCGTCTGGTATCTCTATGCTTATGGGTGCAGCTAACGGCTCTATCCGTAACGTAGTAAAGAACGTGGATGATTACCTCCTTGGTCCCCTCGCTAAGGCTTTCTTTCACTTCAATATGCAGTTTGACTACGACGAAGAAATAAAAGGTGACCTTGACGTTAAGGCCCTTGGTACTGAATCCCTTATGGCTAACGAAGTCCGTTCTCAGCGTCTTATGCAGCTTCTCGGTGTCGTACAGAACCCTGCCTTGGCACCCTTCGCTAAGATGGACTACATTATCCGTGAGATTGCTAAGAGCATGGACCTCGACCCAGATAAGGTTGTTAACTCTATGAGTGATGCAGCTATCCAAGCTGAGATACTCAAGAAGTTCCAAGAGCAAAACCCTGAGGCTGCACCAGTAGCCCAAGGTGAGGTAGCAGGTACCCCCGGACAGCAGCCTCCAGCGGGCGCACAGGCACAAGACATGACTGGTGCAGGGGGAGGTACCATAGGCACAGGGACAGCGCCTGTACCGGGAGAACAGGGCTTCGCAGCTAACACAGGTGGACAGGTTCAGTAATGGCTAACAGCAAACTCAAGATGTTTGTGAACAACCCGGAACTCTGGGAAAGCTTCACAGAAGAAGTTAACCTGTACATTAGCTCATGTCACAAGCAGATGGAACAGATGAGAGATACCTCTGACTTGTTCCGTCTACAGGGTGAAGTAAAAGCTTTAAGAAAAATGATTTCTTTGAGGGATAAAGTCAATGGCTAACAATCAGTTAAAAGTGGAGGGTTTAGCCCCTCGTGTTTTACCACAGAGTAACTCTGAGGAAAAATACGTGCCTGAGTTTACAGGAGGTGACTTTGACGGGTATTCTGACCCACTAGACCTTATTATCCAAATTTTTGATGAGCGTAAAAAGTACGAGGGATCAGAGTACCCGTCTTATTTATTTAATACGATATCTTCTGACGACAACGTAAAAGAATCAGATAAGTACTTTAACCCCTCCAAGATAGCCACACCTTTCTACACGAGGTACGCTTTAAATTCTGCTGCTAAAGAAAGAGGGTACGAAGACCTTATCAGCGAAGAAGACTACGAAGACGAGAGACTAATAGACTCAGAGAATGTACGAGTACTAAAACACTTAGCTACGAGAATATCAGAAGAAAGTAAAGAAAGAGACTTGACCCCTGTAGAAATCGGCTTTTTGGATAGGTACCCGTCTATGATTGCTGATCGAACAGGTATGGCAAAAGGTGGACTAGCAATGAACGATCAAATGAACAAACTCTTCATGGCTCGTGGTGGCCTGAAGGATGACGGAATGAACATGGACCCGGTGAGTGGAAATGAAGTACCTCCCGGTAGTTTAGCACAGGAGGTCCGTGATGATATTCCTGCTCAGCTTTCTGATGGAGAGTATGTCGTTCCTGCTGATGTAGTGAGATACTACGGTGTGAAGTTCTTCGAGGATTTACGCCAAGAAGCTAAGACTGGTCTTTCTGATATGGAAATGAATGGCCGTATTGGTGGAGAACCTGCTCCTGACATGCCCTCTGAGATGCCTGCTGGTTTAGGTGGGGAAATGTCTGAGGGTGACATTACACCGGAAATGTTTGAAGCATTGATGGCACAGGCTGGTGGGGGTCAAGCTCCTCTTAGGATGGCTACTGGTGGTTTTGCTAGTCTACTTAAAACTACCTCTACTGCTGATAAAACTGCCAAAGATTCTTCTGGTGACATTGCAAAAATTCAACAGCAAAGAACTTTCCCTGACCAAACAGGAATCCCCGGTTACTCTGGTCAAACCATGACTACCCTTGGTGGTCCAACTATTGCTCAAATCGGAACAGGTCTCCCAACCTACGTGTACCGTTACATTGACCCTCTGACTGGTAAACTCATTGACGTAAAGCCCGGTGAAACCCCTCCTCCCGGTGCAATTCCTCTTGAAACAGCCCCAGTTGAGGAAGAAGAAGATTACGATGATGGAAACCTCTGGGAGAACAGACCGGAACCTGTTGATCCTAAGGACTACGATCCTACTGACCTCGGTGGTATCAACTTTATAGACCCTGTTGCAGGTGCTCAAACGTCATACCAAGGAGCCTTTGGTGGGAGTAACGTCCTGAGTAAGGCTCCCGGTATGTTAGGTCTTGTAGGTGGTGCTTTCGGAGAACTGAACAAACTGAACGCTATCTCTGAGATTAACGCTAACCTTTCTGTTGCAGAAGAGCGGTTTGGGGTTGATTCAGCCGAAGCTAAGTCTATCCGTGAGATTAGAGACAAAGCCCTTGAAAATGCAAAGCTTGATAACATTACCCCAGAAAACTGGTGGAATGGTTCAATGAGGCTAAAGAATAACCAGAAAAAGTACGATGCTTATTTAGCTGCTACAGGTGGTACTGCTCCGACCGGTGGTGCAGGTGCTAGAGTTTCTGGCGGTACTCGCGTAACTTCTGGTGGAGGCGGGGATAGTAAGTACGGACCCGGAGGAGGTTACACAGGTGATCGTTCTGACCTTAGCTTTGGTGGGGGTAGAGACGATAGCGATAGTGACGCTAGAAGGTCTGGTAGTGGTGGGTATGGGTCTAAACCGAGCCTTGGATCAGACGCTTTTGACACAAGTAAAGTAGATGCTGCAAAAAGTTCATACGGCGGCACAAAAAGCTTTAGTGAGTATCAAGAAAAAGATTTTATGAGTGACTTTGATGTTGATGACAAAGGTTACGCTAACTTCGGTGGAAGCTCAAACTCTGCTGGGGGAGGTTACACAGGTGGGGGTGCTTCACTCAGCTTTAACAAAGGCGGCTTAATGAAAAGGAAATCCCCGGTAAAAAGAAAGTAATAAATAATACCATCTAACTCAAATAAATAACTATAAGGCTACCCGGTGTAAAATACACTGGCCCCAACATAACAAAGGAACATACTATGCCCCAACTTGATGCTGTTGTAGAGCAAAAGACTGCTGGTTTTGTTGACACATCTTCGAACAGAGCAAGACGCCAAGCTAAGCTAGAGAAAGAGGAAGAAGAACTGGCTAAGCTGATTGCAGGTGACACCTCTGAGGATGATGAGGAAGAAGATAACTCCCCTGAGGAAACTGTCCAGACAAAACAACAAAACGATGAGGATGATTCCCACCTTAGTGCAGAAGAAAGAACCTTCAAGCAACGCTACGGTGATGTACGAAAGCATCTAGCAGAAAAAGAGAAAGAGTACCAAGCCCGTATCGAAGAACTTGAGACACGCTTGAAGAAAGGACCTCAAGGTATTCGACCCCCTAAGTCTGATGAAGATATCGAACAGTGGGCAAGGCAGTATCCTGACGTAGCTTCTATTGTTGAGACTATTGCAGCAAAGAAAGCTAAGGAACTCTTCTCTAGTGCAGAAAGTAGGTTCCAAGAGTTAGACCGTATTCAGTACGAGACAGAACGTAACCAAGCCGAGAATAGAATCCGTTCTGCTCACTCTGACTTTGACCAACTCCGTGACTCAGACAAGTTCCATAACTGGGCAGCAGAACAACCCAAGTGGGTACAAGACGCTCTCTATGAGAACTCTGACGATCCTGATAGTGTTATCCGTGTGATTGACTTGTACAAAGTTGACCACGGTAAGACCCCTAGTGACTACAAGAAGAAAGCAAAAGAAGCTGCTAAGACAGTCACGAAAGGACAACGAACAAAGGTTGATGCTGATGGCTCTGAGGGTGTCTTCAGGGAATCGCAGGTAGCTAAGATGTCCGCTAAGGAATACGAGGCTAACGCAGAAGCTATCGACCAAGCAATCCGAGCAGGTAAGTTTGTGTATGACTTATCTGGTGGAGCAAGGTAAATAAAGAGTTGACAACACGTTATTAGTTGTTATAACTAGGAGTACAAACTAAAAGCCCTCTAATGAAACTACGAGTTTCTCTGGCCCGAGCTACCTTTTGGTTTGTACTTTTCCTAGTAAATCTAAGCTTAACATCTACTTCAGGTCCCACCTGTCGAAGTATAGGCCCAGTAAGCATTCATCGGCCAAATGTATGCCTATTGCACCCTAGAAAAAGACAGCCGCCTCTAAGAAGTGTTTAGCTCGCCTGTAAGCAGGGTGTTCTGCTAAAGGCAGATCATCTTCTTCACATTAAAGCCAAACATCCAAGGAGGACTCATTATGGCTTTTGCTTCTGCTTCGGGGTACGGTAACCTTCCTAACGGTAATTTCTCGTCGGTTATCTACTCCAAAAAGGTCCAGCTTGCATTCCGCAAGAAGGCCATCTCTGGTGACATCACCAACTCGGACTACTTCGGTGAAATCTCGGCTCAAGGTGATACCGTTCGTATCATCAAGGAACCGGAAATCTCGGTGTCGTCCTATGCCCGTGGTACTCAGGTCAACGCACAAGACCTTGACGACGAAGACTTCTCGCTTGTCATCGACAAAGCAAACTACTTCGCGTTCAAGATTGACGACATTGAAGAAGCACACTCGCATGTGAACTTCATGGACCTCGCCACCAACCGTGCAGCATACCGTCTTGCTGACCAGATGGACCAAGAAGTTCTTGGCTACCTGTCGGGTTACAAGCAGTCGGCTCTGCACGCTTCCGCTGACACTGTGAACGATCAGGTGAATGGCACGAAGGCTGTTGATACGGCTGGTAGTGACGAACTCCTGTCGAGCATGAAGCTCAATAAGGGTGACTTTGGTAACATCACGACTACTTCGGCTGGCGATCATTCGATCCCGGTTGCTGCACGTCTTCCCGGTGCTACTGCTCTCCCGACTGCTTATGTTTCGCCTGTCATGCTTATCAACCGTATGGGCCGTCTGTTGGATCAACAGAATGTCGATAAGGATGGTCGCTGGCTGGTTATCGACCCGGTGATGATGGAAGTCCTGAGCGATGAAGACTCGCGTTTCCTGAATGCTGACTTTGGCACTTCGGGTGGTCTGCGTAACGGTCTGGTTATCAGCAACTGGAACGGCTTCCGTGTCTATGTCTCGAACAACCTTCCCTCCGTGGGTACTGGTCCTGCTACCACTGGTACAGCCAACCAGAATGCTAACTACGGTGTGATTGTTGCAGGTCATGACTCGGCTGTTGCTACCGCTGAGCAGATCAACAAGACCGAAACGTATCGTGACCCTGATTCGTTTGCTGACATTGTGCGTGGTATGCACCTGTACGGACGTAAAATTCTAAGAAGTGAAGCAATCACGACAGCAAAATACAACCTTGCCTGATAACTATTTGATATGATTGAAAAAACTCCCCATGACCATCCTGCACGTAAAGCACGTACCTGTGTTAGTTGTGGGGAGTTCAAGCAGGCTAATCAATTTTCTTGCTACAAACAAAAGCAATGCTACGGCGGCTACAAAGCAGTAAGAAGTTGTAAAGAGTGTGAAACGCATCGAAAACTTGTATCACACTTGAAGAATGCTTATGACCTTGAGTACGAAGACTATCTTAGGATGGTTGAAGAACAAGACAATAAGTGTTATCTTTGCGGAGAGAGTCCTTCTGATGTCTACGGTAGACTGGTTGTAGACCACTGCCACAAGACAGGCAAGGTTAGAAAGCTCCTTTGTAGAATGTGCAATGTACATCTTTCCCGTATAGAGGCCTGCCCGGACTATTTCAATCGCGTCAAAGATTATCTATCAGAAACCCATTAAGGAGATTAAATAATGGCTACTGTTACTACTCTCGCTAAGGCCGCTGGTGGTCGTGGCAATCCGGGTCGCAAGCCCTACATGGTAGAAGTGGAGATTGACCTCGCTGCTGCTGCCACTGCTAAGGGTTCGGCTCT